GCTTGTGAATCAGTGTCATCCCATGTAAAAGAAACGTCACAACTTCCAGCCTGTTGTCCATATGCGAAAGCATCAGGTTCAATTTGACCTAATTGATTAAGATCAATTCTATTTGTTCCTAAAGATAGAGTGCTTACACTTGTGTTTAAACCAAATGTTTTTGGTGCTGATAATTTTTTTGAAGCCCCTGAACCACTTGTTACAGGTGTTCCAAATGCACCTGTTTCATATCCATAATGAACTGAACTTCCACCAGAGGTATATACTGCCATAATATAAAAGATACCGAGAATCTATTTAAAGATTACGTGGGGTCACTTTTCCTAAAAGATAGTGTTAAGACGTATGCGTACATATTACGGAAACGATAGTTTTTACTATATGAACCAATAACTCTCAAATCTGTGTAATTTGTGCCTGTTATATTATCTTTTATAACATTAACAACTTTCTTGACAACTTCATTATGTCTTTTTATATCCCTATATGTTCTAATCTCTAATTCCAATATTTGCTCATGCCAAAAGTTTGAACCACCTAATCCAAAGTAATTTATCACTTCATTTTTAGGATATATGATTAATTGGTCTTTTCTATCATCCATAAAACCAACTGTTCTTTTATCCCATATGGCACTAACCATTGGTGGTCTTATACTTGACCATTTTGTCTTTAAAAGAGACTTTATTTCATCAACTGCATCATAGGTAATTATTCCCATACTACCACCTTACGCTTTCTCCCTCTTTAAGTTTTTCCTCCATTATATCTCTATCACCTGACTTGTATTCATAATTTCGGTCATATGCTTTGTACATATAGTCATTTTTACTAAACGAACCTGCTGTTGGTCTTTTATCTCTAGTTCTTTCATTCCAATCAAAATCTGTCATTGATGATGGTTTTCTTCCCAAATACCACTGTTTTCTAGCAATAAGAAATGCTGTACTATCTAAAAGTGATTCTTTCTGTCTATAAGATATTTTTTGTCTCTTTTGGGGATCTAATCCGAATCTTTCTCTATATTCTACAAATAAATCATAATCATTCATATTTGACCATTTTACATTTTTAATCCATTCTTTTATTGATTCTATATGTGGTCTTTTATTTCCTTCATCTGGGTACCACCCATCTTCAAATTCCAATTCATCATCCTCATCAACACTCTCACCTCTTAGGACTTGATCAGGTACATCATCTTCAATGTTATTATTTTGCATAGATGCAACCATTATTGCTTCCTCTTCCCATGATATATCATCTGCAAACTCTACTGTTTCAGCTACAACTTCATTAGGGAAAGGCGTTTTAATTCTAATTTCTTCTGCGTGTTCTTCCAATTCTTCAAGATCTTTTTCAGATTCAATTCTAGTGAATTTCTTATCTTCTATTTCAATATGTGCTTGTACGTTATATTCACGAAGTTTTTGTAATTTCTGAATTGCGAAATGAACCACACCTGTTTTTACACTCTTAACAATGTTACGAAAATTCATGATTATGGAGAAATAACAAACACTTCTCTTCTATTTGCGATACAATTATCTATCTCTTCTTGCCAAATTCTCTTTGATTCACTTGGGGAATTTATTCCACCTGATGGTAACTCATCCATACGGAAACTACTGTTTAACAAATCAATTGCTGTCATTTTGATAACTGCATCTGCTATGTCTAATGGGATAGTGCTATCACCAGCATATTCCTCTCCACCATATCTATAAGTTACTCTAACCCTGTTTTTCCTTAAAATACTGAAAAGAAATCCTCTAAGATGAATCGTTCCTCTTTCATACTCTGCATCAAACCATTGACCCTCAGTTACAATATTTTCCCATGTAGCTGAAGCTCCTTGCCAAATTTCAACTTTATCACCTTGACTTGCATCAAGTTCATATATTCTTCTATGTCTTAGAAATATAGGTGTTCCCCATCCAAATGTATATAATAATGGTAAACTGTGAATTTCTCTTGTAACGGTTCTTAAACGCCACGCATGACCAGTTCTACGTTCAAACTCTTCTTCTTTTCGATTAATTATTTTTTCCACTTGTGTCTTATTAGGAGTAGTAGTAGCAGTAATGGGGACTCTGAGAAAATCAGATACATCTTCGACTGAACAGTAAGTTGTAGCCATGTAATATATAAACTTAGTATGTATTTAAATTTACTTAAAGACAACAGTCCATTCGGCTGAACCTGTGGTATCTGCGTATATACCATCTTCGAATCTTCTATTAATATCTTGGTAATTTCCTTCAATTTCACCAAAAATAGAGAATTCTGTTACCCCACTAGCATCACCATTCTTTAATACTAATTTAGCTCCACTTGAACCTTTTTTGCTACAAAAGACAGAAACGACAACGCCATGACTAGCTTTTATAGCTGTATCTGAATTAAATGATATTACATTGTGGTTTAGTTCTACCATGTATTATATCTCATTCACGAATATATAAAGTTAATGAAGAAAAAAAAGTCGGCTATTTTGGACTCTAGTAGCCTATGACTAGAAATTCAAAGACTTTATTTGCTATTGCCGTAGTGTTTGCTACTTCAGCGAATACGTCACCTGCTGAACCTCCAACTGAATAGAGTTTGATTTTCTCATTTGCTTTGTCATATTCTACTTTGTATAGTGAATCTGTAAATTCAGGTATCACTGAAACGAGTGTAGAAATTCTTCCCTCTTTGAGGTCGGCTGACACTCCATTTGTTGCATAAGCATCAGAACCACCAGCGGTGACTTTGACCTTATAGATTCGCAGTTTTGAAACTAGGGCTGCTTGGAAAGAAAGTGTTTTTCTAACGTTTGCGCCTGTCCAATCGGATGAACTGATTGTTACTGCCATATATAATTCTCATTAGAGAAGTATATAAAGATACCCCCTAGTTTTCACTAGAGGGGTAAAATTTGTTAAACGTTGTTTAATTCTCCAACGCACAAGAATGTGTAAAGCTCTGACTCTCTCACTAATATTTTGTGCTTAAAGTTGTTAATAAGTATTAAAAAAAGAAAAAAGGAGGTTGGTAATTTTCTAATATTGACCTTAGTTGCCTAAAGTTTAATATCTCTGATTTTACCTTGAGACTTGAAGTGACGACAAACTGTTTCGCCCATAGTTCTGAATACACCTTTCTCAACAAATGCGTTGTTGATGAATGGATAACCAGCGCTTCTACGTGTTGCTTCATAGTATTCTGTTGGAATTGCGATTTGAATTCCGATTCTTGGATAACCATATCCTTCTGCATCACTTGTATCAAGTGCGAATAATCTACCAATTTCTGATGAGTCACCAGAGTTTGATGGAGCATCCTTGCTAGGAATGAATGGTATTCCGTAAATGGAATCTACGTGAATTCCGACACCTGTGCCTTTGAATGTTTGAATTCCGTTTACATCGATTTGTACTAAGCTTTCACCGTATGGATTTGGAATACGGACTGAAGGCATATACAAGCCTTGTATTTCGGAGTAAACTTCGTGGGAACCGAGGAATACGTTTGGATCTTTACCTGCTGCGATTCTAATCTTTCGTAAGAAAGTTCTTAGAGTGTCATCGGTAAGGACACCGTTGGTACCAATGGTACCTGAAGCAGATTCTACTGTACTATCAAAGTCGGTACCAGCATCTCTGTCAATGGTAGCGTTTGCTGCCCATGGATCATAGTAGTTGGTTGAACCAGCATTTGTTGCGATTGCATCGTCTTCTGCATCACTAGAAATAATTCTGTCTAGTGATTCAAAGTCTTTAGTTCCACCCCAAGCTGTTGTGCCTGATGTTGGTACTGTACTTTCGACATCTGCAAGAAGCATACGGTTTAAGAACTCTTTGTGCTGAACTGCCATGTACAAACGGAGTGAACCAAGTCCTCCCCAAATGTCATCTTTAGAGTGTGTTGCTAACCATTCCATAACTTCAGTTGCACTAAATGGTAACTGAGCTGTCTTTGGTCTAACATCAATCTCTTGTAATGTTGGCTTTACTGTTTCAGCAATGTTTCCACCTTCACTTGTACCACCTAGTGTAGTATTACCTTGGTTAGTATTGAGTGTTGGTTTGGCTGTAATGACCCTCCATCCAGATTTATCCCATGGGTATTTTGGCAATATACCAAAGGCGTTAGCCTCTAAGTTTAATTGCGCCCATGCGTATGCGCCGAAGATAGCGTTAAAGGTACCTGCGGTGCTTGTTTGTACTGGTGCATCTGCTTTACGGAGGAGGTTACGGTTATAGCCATAGTATTGAGCTTCTAGTTCATCAATTGTTCGTATTTGAACCATTTTAGAACTGACCTACCTCATCTGCTGTTGGTTGATAGTATTTTCCTTTTAGAATATCACGAGCTACGTTTGCCAAACCCTCATAACCTTCTGATCTTGCATCTTTCAATATTGGTGAATAATCATTCGAGAATGATTTGTCAACAGTATCTATGATGGTAGATGGTCTTGGAGTTTCTGTGGAGAAAGTAGTTCCTTGAGCTTTTTCTTGCATTTTCAAATCACCTTCATCGCTTTCTGGGTGTTTTTCACCATCAGATGCATCTTGATCAGAATTAAGACTAGTTTGTCTTGAATTTGATTGATAGTCATCTGGGACTGTTACCTTTGCGCCAACATCTTCTGAATCAGAAGTTTTTGGTTTTAAAGGCAAATCGGTTGGTGTTTCGAGAGCTTTTAATCTATTGTCAATACCTGTTAAGGTGTTGTCAACTGATTTTTGAGTCTCTGCCAGTGATTGTACGACATCGGTGAGAGTGTCCATGTTAGATTTTACAGCTTCTTGAAAAGATTTTTCAACCTCTTCGTTAGAATCTTTTTCTTCCTTGGCTTCTGTCTCTTCGATTTCTTTGGATTCGTCTTCTGCCATGTTATTATTAGATTCTTCTTTTTTGGGGTTTATATATATTTCGTTATCTTTATTAGACTCCTTGTCTGCCTTCGCCTGACCCCCTAGTTGATTATTTCCATCTTCTGTTTGATAACCTGACTTAAAAGTATATTCTATATCTTCTGCCTTTGTTTTATCTGAATTATTTCTACCTGAACTAGTATCTACATCAACATCTTGGTTGTATTGACTATGAGATGTACCATCACTTTCTGCATCTTGTTGACCCTCAGAATCCTTCTCACTTGCCAAATCCTCATTAGTATCTTTTACTTCTGTGGTTTGTACGCCTGTTCCTACGCCTGAATTTTGATTATATGTTACATCATGACCTAATCCTCTTTGTCCTACGTTAGAAGAGAGGTGTCCACCTAGACTATGTTGATTTTTGTCAATATAACAACCAAATCCGTCACATTGAATAAGCATTTTTCCATCTTCTCTTTCCTTATAATTATCAGTCATTGCCTTTGCAATTGGATTATAATCAGTGATAACTGCTAATGGAACTGCTGGATCTTTACAAACTGCTACCTCATAATGCTCTAAATTCTTTAATTCATATGCAACTGACCCATCTTTCATAACTTTTGGGGTTCTATTTGATTTAGTGGCTCCACCAAATGATAGTCCTTTATACTCACCTGATTTGATTTTTGACCAAATTTCATTATCTAATTCATAGTTTTTATGTATTTTACCTGTAATTTTAATTGCTGGATATTCCTCTCCATTACTTCCTTTATAGACTGTTTGTGCGTAACTAATACCTTTTCCAATAATACGGTTAGAATGTGTATCGCTAATTGGTGCTCCTCTGTCCATCCAAATAGGTAATACCTTAATTAATTCATCAACTACTGTAATTTCACCCTGTTTATCTTTAACCTGAACGGTAAGATAACCTTCAAAGAATCTACTATCATCTGCGATAGGGTGTAGTGCTTTAGTCACTAACTTATTGAAATATAAATCTTCTTCTTCCACGTATAATTCTGAACTATATTACTTATAAAGTTTTTTTAGAAAAAGGTAAAATGGTTGGGTAAATTACCCAAAACATAGCCATTTTAGTCTTTCTTTGCTTTGGTAACTGCGAAATCAGCTGCGAAACCAGTGGACAAACCAACTAAAGCTAGCCCAATATCCCCAATGCCCTCAGTTGCGATAGTTTGACCTATGGCAATTGCTGCGAAGGTGGATATAATTAAAGCACCTGCGAATTTTCTTGCAGAGAAAGATTCATCTTGTCTATGTAAGTAACCTCGTAGTGTGTTTAATCCTGCACCGACTACTGCTGCGCCAACAGTTATTAGTACTGGATCTACCATGAAAATATTGCTCTAAATGGACTTTATATAGTTTTTTATTCCTTTAAAACCTTTCCTACTAAATCCTCTAAGTCCGAGTCAGCTTCTTCATGTAACCTATTAGATTGTCTATCCAAGGCAGTTGCTAAAATAATGAGGGCTTTTTGTAGTTGTGTTACTCTTAAACATAAGTCCTTTTGTGTAGAAGATATTTTTCTAAAATATGCTATTAATGTTCCACCACTACCAAGAGCTATTGCTATGACTATTTCACTGAACAATTCATCAATCATTTCGAACATAAATACCTTTTGATATGATTGTATTTAAAGAATATTATCTATTTCATAGGAACGAGTATTTTACTTTGTATTAATTCTAAAATCAATACAGGGTCTTCAGTTATATCATTTATGAATGAAGGGTCATCATTACTTATACCTTCAAATTTACCACATTTAAAACAAACGAACACATGATGTTCACCATCAGTGTATGGGTAAAATTTACTACCACATTCACAAGTCATTGACATATTTTGTTTTTGTAAGGGTTTATAAATAAGTTTTGTTGTATAGAAATAATGGCTACTTCCATTTATGTTTATGAAAATATTGCAACATATAATAAAATATATGGAGAAAATAGAGATGATGAGATGCGTGAGACACCATTATTGGATCTTTACATCAAAGGTGAACAACTTTTCGTTATAACAAATACAAGTTTACATAAAGAACAACCACAACTACAAAGAACAATAGTCCACTTTAGAAATAAAAGTTTAGGTGAATGGGAAACAGGTGAAGAATTATTGGTTAAATATAATTGTTTAAAATTAAATATTAATAAATCAATGTTAGAGATATTTCCAAGATTTTTAAGAAAACCTAAACTTCAATTTAGAATTGGTCGTTTTTATGGAGATTTAGAGAAAGGTAAAGTAAAAATTAACTATGAACATAGATTTTATGATTTATTTAGAGATAGAATAAATTTAATTTTGGAGGAAAAAGATGTCAAGAAAGTGTAAAGAATGTAATGAGTTTAGATTTGAAAAAGATTTTTTTGATGAAAGATTCCTTAAATGTAGAAGTTGTTATGCAAAAATACCACCACATACAATCACTTGCCCTAGGTGTAATGAACGATATGATGGATATTGGCAAGAATGTGATAAATGTATTCAAGAGGTTTACCCTGAAAAATGAAATTTGATTTGTTTTTAGGTGATGTAGAAGATAGATTAGACACGATAAATGGTAATTTAGAGGAAATTAAACAATTATTAGTATTACTATTAACACCACCTGATTTAAAAGAATATGAAGAATGGAAATTAAAAAAACGTAAAGGTCTTTAACGCTTATTACCTAAATTCTTACCCATAATGTGCATCCAATCTTTTCCATGCTTCTTTCTCATTTTTATCCAAAATGGATCTGCTCCAAATAAACCACCTTTCTTATTATATTCTTTTGTTACATTTGCTATTCTTCTATGACATGAACGACAAAATCTAGCATTTATTTGTTCAACTTTAAACTTATGTTTACCACAAAAGAAACAAAGACCATACATTTTATGTGTTATCGTTGCAAGAAGTGGTTCTCTACCACGTTTTGAAGCACAGTCACCACAAATATCTGCTATTGTAGCTGATGTTGCATCTCTTTTAAAACAGTTAATACAAATTGCTTCTTTGTAATTATCAACTCTAGTGTATTCATCTGCTTGATGTTTCTCCCAAAGCTTCTTAGTTAGATCGTTTGCATCTTTATTTGTATCTAATTCTGTTGGCATACTAATTCTCTGATAACTTGATCTTTTTAAGTGTATCGTCTAGTAGGTTTCGTATATTTTTACAAGCATAATCATTTAAACCATGTGTTCTACACTCTTTGCGTATTTCAACAAGTAATTGGTCTATTTCACCAAATTCTGCCTTGTAAACATTGACTGTTCCACTTGCAATTTTTACTTTCTTTATCTTTATTTCCTCTTTTACAGGTTCTTCATGTGGGTTCTTTGTCCAACCACTATACTGTGTTCCAGCATCAGCGCCTTTTTTGTTACTTTTTGTCGTCTTTTTCATCTTCCCACCTCCTTGTTGATTCTAATTCGGCTTGAACTATATTTCTAGCCTGTCTAACTGTCATACCTGCTGATTTTCTCAATTCATCGACTGTTTTAGTCTTCTTCCATTGGAAATCAACGGCTGTTTGTAATGTATTTTTAACTACTTCAAAGTTCTTTGGTGTAATTCCATCAGGGTATGCTGATTTCTTTGATAGTGAGGTTCCAGCTCCACTTGCTGGTGACTGTCCCATAGTTCCACCAATATCACTTGGTCTTGAATTTTGTGGTTCACCTTGAAAATTAGTAGCATTTTCTTGTTGCTGACCCATCATGTCACCTCTACCATTAATTCCACCCATACCACTACCTTGCATGGCTAACATTTCACCTGTTATTGCACTATCTTTACTAATTTTAAATTCACCTGTATGTGTTCTTGTAATCTCAAAGCCCATTTGTTGCAACATTGCCATATTTTGTATTTCAACACCATCTGTTTGTAAATCTCTTAATTTGTCGGTTTCTTCTCCCAACTTTAATTGTAATTTCCAATCATCAACACCAAGATGTTCTGCTATTTTTCTAAAGAAAGCCTTCTCTAACAGTTCTTGACCCCATTTAACTGCCCTATTTGTAATGGTTACTTGAAGTCCTTCTTGTGACCATCCACTTGGGGTTTCACCATAATAGAATGGTAATACACCGTAAACTGCTCCAATAATCATTCTTAATTCTCTTCTAATCTCAATAAATTCTAATTCTTTCAATGAACCTGTAAAGTCCATCCACTGTGCTGCATTTCCAGTACCCTTGTCACTTTCAACCATAAGTGGGTGAATCATGTATGGATCTTCTGTTGCTTTCTGTGATAAAGCATCCCATGACTTTCTAAACGTTTCATAGTTACGTGAAGCAACTACCAATAATCCTCTTGGTGGTCGCATTTTATCAAAGTATTTTCTAATATACTCATCCATATGTGATAAGGACATAGCCTTTGACCAAATTGAATAAATTGGTGAATAACCATAAATTAAGTGTGGTCTATATTTACCAGCCTTGAAAACAACTTCGCCTTCACCATAAACTACTCTCTTTGGCTGTGGAATACCTATGGAATATACAGAGTTTACTTCCATAACAGCTTTAAGTGCTTCAGCTCCACATCTATCACAAACAGGTTCGGTTAAACGTTTATCCCTATGTTCGAAACGTGGGCAAACAAATAACTTGTTACGTTTATCATCATAACCCAATCTACCATCACTGTCAGCTATCATAGCCACCTGTGGTGGATCGATCCTCAAATACTCTTTTATATGTGTACGTTTGTGGTCTATCTTACCTGTTCTATCATCAATCCAATAATTCTTTAAACATAATAGGTATGCGTTATCACTTATTTCCAAGTCACGTTCCAACTGTCTTGTAACATCTTCCAATGTTTGCTGGTTTCCATTTACTGGTTTATCAAGCATATCTTCCAACAACTTACGGTTTTCAGGTCTTGGTCTTTTCAAGTCAGTAGAACCACAAGTATCACATTGAACCTTATCAGGTAGTGCATCTGATTGTGGTGGTGGTAAAGCCTTCTTTCTTGGCTGTGGACTTTCTGGGTCATTATTAGCTTCAAATGCCTGATCATCAGGTACATCAGTTGCTAAAGGTTGGTATTGAAATTCTTTTGCACAGTTGTTACATTTGTACTTGTATTTCTCAACTACTTCAAAACCATTCTTAAATATCTCACGGTTAAGTGTTTCAATTGGTATTCTTAAGGCATCAATGTTATCTGCTAACTCATAAATCATTATGAGTGGAAATGGGAAAATTGGTAATTTAGCACCTGTATCGGTACTCATGTAAGGTTGTGAAATTGAAGGTCTTGTTGTGGTTTCAGTATAACCTTTATCAGTTAATCTAAAAACACCCTTTATGGAATCTACTAAACCCATATATGTTAGATTAGTTAGGGGTTTATAAACTTTGTCTAAATTACGTCAAAATACGTCAGGTTTTATCCACCATGTAATCGACAAGCACGGTTTCTCTCATTCTCTCCACATATACAATTTCGAGCTCCCTCCTCATGTGTATGTGGTACTTGACCATCTACATGGGTATGAATTGTGCCATCTTCATGTGTATGCTCTACTGAATCAGGGATTCCGTTATCTAAGCCCATAATAACAATTAAATAGTGAAACATATAAGTATTATTACCCAGTGGTGTGAGCTTGCATACTCTTATGAGAGGACTACCGTGGCGAAGTAGCTGGGTAATAATCCTTATTAAACTAGTATTTAAAGCTAATACATGGCAGTTGAACTTGAAGCCGAAGATTATTCGGAGATACTTAGTTGGTTTACACACAAGTATGGTATGAAGTTGAATCCTAAAGAAATAGACGACAAGGCAATACGATTGTTTTGGAAGTTAACGTTTCTTGCCGAAGATAAAATTAAAGAACTTAAAGACGAATTAGGCAATAAAGACGAACACGAATAACATATTTATAGGGCGATCACAAACACAAATTACACCGAATACCTGCTTATCTCACACACGCACAACGTTAACTGACGAGGGCAAATAGGTATCGGTCTTTTACATCATAAACGCCGAAGGCGTTTTTTCGGTATTAGGTAAGATTTATATAACTCGATGTCGTGGGTATAGTATGAAATGGTTTTGGTTCTCTGTGTGCATGATATGGGTCTTTCTCCCATTTGGCATGATGCAAGAAGGTTCGATTGGACTTTGCGTTGTCGGTTCTTTTGCCGTTCTAAACGCATTGAAAGAACATACAAAGCCAAAAATCGATCACGTTAATAATGATATATTGGAGGAATTTAAATGAAATTCCAGTGCGAATCATGTTGGCGACAGTTTGACCAACACGCTATTGCCAAAGTCAACGGATCACCTATATGCGACAAGTGTGCTGCAAAAAGGTTAAAATATGCGTTTGGGAGAAGAGAATGATATGAACCGTAAAGATGGTAGTAGGAAGTATGGTAACATGGGTATGTCATATCGTAGGTTAAGCGAAGCAAGTGGATGTACTGAATATAAGATAATGACTTATGTGAGATTATTAGAACCCATAGTGGAGAAAATGGATTGATATTTACAAAGTGGATATGGATTATCCCAATTTTCATATTCATGATAACTTTGTTTATTGGCACGGTTTTCTATAACCCACCTGATGTATCTAGTGGAAACGCTCCTTTTGGTAGGGAATGTTCAACACTAGCCACCGCTTCAACGAGGATATGCCCATGATGTACAGTGATGATAAAACATGGAAACAACATTATTCAGAGTGGAAACGTATATTGCCCAAAATTATAGGTGATGATAAAGGAACTGAATATAGGCGTAAAGTTGTTGAACGCCTTATAAGTGAATATGAGGTAATGAATAAATGAGTAAATGTGAATGGCACCATAACTTTCAATTTGAATGTTTCAAGTTTTATTGTAAGGCTTGTGGTAAGGGTGAACATGAATGAATGTACACACACCATGTAACCACCCAAGTTTCGTTTATAAGTCAGGTATATGTCGTTGTAGGATATGTGGTGCAAGGGTAGATGGTTCTGGGTAATAAACAGTTAGAGAAGGTTATGTGTATTGCCTGTAATGATCACTTTGGCGATCACTCCAAGAGACAGCTCATTAGATGCCTATTTAGAGTTCAAGGTACACTTGTTGGAAACGGCATAGAAAATAACCCAGAACCTATCGAAGATCAAGAATAAGAACCTACGCCTTTTATATATGTGGTAAAGCTCGAATTTTCATTTTTTCGCCATGTCCACTAGGGCGATGCCTGCAGAAAAAGAAAAGTGGGTGGAAATAAATTAGGGT